TTATCTGTTCTGTCGTACGGTAATTTTAATCTATCAAACGCTGTCGCAATAGAAGCTGCAGCCCATATCTCAACTTCAAAACCTGCTTCTTTGTTTATCAGTTGTAGTAATTCTTTTTCTTGTTTAACAAAATCTTTTTTAATTTGATCTGCACGTTCCAGGTCAACTGGCACACCTTTAAACTTCATGTCAATTAAACATGGAAACAAATCTGTTTCTAAATTAAACACGTCCCACAAATCTTGTTGTGTTAGTTCATGCTTCATCGCTTGCCATAACTTTAATGTTATCTCAGCGTCACGTTCTGCATACTCACCAACAACTAATGCTGGTAGTCGCCACATCTCTGCTTTTGGATCAACGCCCCAGCGTTTTGCTGCTTCCTGTAGTACACCTTCATTCTTACCTAGTCCTATGTATTCTTTAGAAATAGAATCTAATGTAAAACTAAAACGATTTTCGTTTACTAAACTTGCTGCAATCATTGTGTCAACAATACGTCCGTTGATTGTAAAGTTCATTGAACGTAACCAGGACACATCATACATTGCATTGTGAAAAACTTTTGTTGCAGGCGTATTTAAAACTTCTTGCATCCAATCAATAGCAATAGCTCTATCAATGTTGCCTTGGCCTTCATGACCTATTGGAAAATATCCTTTCCAACCTTCAACAGCTACAGCGAATCCAACAACCTCACCATCCTTGCGTACCGATCCTGAACCCATACTAATTAAATTAGGGTCACGAGTTTCTAAGTCGATTGCAATTTCAGTGTGCTCACTTAGATCTGGCATTGGTGGTACGACCCACTCAGTGTCCGGACTAAATGACATTGGTATTTGTAATCCCTTATTCAGAATAGTCTCTTTCTATTATCATATCGATGTAATGTTTTGCTTTCTCTAAATCTTGCTTGCCACTTCCTTTATGAGGATGTCTCATAATATACTTTATAGCATTACCCTCAGCAAATAACAACTTGTTTTTATTGACGAATTCTGCGGGTTGTATTGCGTAATGGTTGTAATGATTACCTCCCACTTGTTTATCGTATGGATTAGACATATGAATAACTCCTTTCATAACTTTTTGGTTCTACAATGTGTAATGTTTCTTCTGCTCTTGTTACAGCAACATAAAATAATCTGTGTGCTTCGTCTGGATCATTCTCTGCTGAGTCTACACTTGCTTGCGTTACGTCTGGCAATAACAAAATGTTTTTTGCTTCACCACCCTTTGCAGCATGTATTGATTTAAAAATAATCCTGGGTACTTCTAAAATATTTTCTCCACGTGCCAACATAGAACGTATGTATGTTTCTGTAAAATGATCTAGTTCGTTAAACGCTTCATACCAGACAGCGTTTGTTTTTAATCCGTGTTCCGCGATGCAGTCTTCAATAGTATATGTTTTTTCTTTATCTAACGTGTTTGCTTTTCTGTAACCCATCGTCACGTTGTTTCCTAAATAATTATAAATATTTTTTACTAAGATAGGTTCTAACGCTGTTCCTTTTCTCCAATGTTCCCATCTTTGTATCGCTTGCACCAATTCTACTGGCGCTGCATTCTTGCCTCTAGACTTTCTGTAATACCATCCGTTTGCTTCACAGTGTTCTTCTACCTCTTCAAAAAAATGATGTGCTGATGCTAGCACTAACCACTCACCTTCTGACATATCAACATCAGTCACGCTGCTATGATAAGACAACTCTCCTGACTGTCCATCTTTTGGTTTGTATTCTTTGTTATACTTGTTAGTAATTCTTGAACGTATACTTTGTGCCAATTCAAAGATTGGTCCTGATGGCACTCTAAAAGATTTCTTTAAAGTCTGTACGTCGTCGACCTCGTTTTTTAATGCAATGAAATGATCTACGTCTGCGCCAGCCCATTTAAAAATTGCTTGGTCGTCATCACCTGCAATATAAGTCTTGTCAGAATTGTCCCACATGGCACGAACCATAGCCCATTGCAGCGGACTTAAGTCTTGCGCCTCATCTATAAACAACACTTCAAACTTAGGGCTCAGCTCTTTGTCAACAAACATTTGTAGCATGTCGTTGTAGTCATACATACCCTTAGACTTCTTAAATTTGTTGTATTCTTGGTCTAATAGATACAAAACATCCCTCTCTACGTCCACCAGGTGCTCGTTTCTGTCGTAAATCGTCATGACATCGACCATAGACACCCTAGCTTTATTAATTAACGTTAGATAAGCGTTGTCTGAGTCGAATAAACCATCAGCATTACTGTGCGCAGCACGTTTAATAGTCAATCCGTTCTTGGCACCAAACTCTTTGTAGTCAGGTGTAGTCACAACACGTTCTTTCTTTAGTCCTGCTCTGTTGTATGCCAAAGAATGCAGTGTTCTAAAAAAGGGAAACTCATCTTCTTCTAGATTAAACTTTTCCATTGCTCTCTTCTTAGCAACGCTGGCAGCATCTTTTGTAAATGTAAAGTAACCTATGTTTTTTGTATTAATACCAGATTGAATACACTTTTCTACCAGTTCAAGAAGTGCGTATGTCTTGCCTGTTCCCGGTGGTCCTAAGATGATTGTTTTCATTAGAATGGATGCTCATCATAAGTTGTTTCTACTTGTACAGCGCCCTCTTCAAAATCACCGAGTTTAACTTTTATACAACGCGGTCTTTTCTCGCCGTCTTTTGTTAAAACTTTTGGTCTAATCTCTTCTTCGTACAGATCTAGTTCTTGTAATAATTTACCTGTATCTTTTTTGTTCATGTCCCACGCATTCTTTTTTAAGAAGTTTAAGAAAGAAGTAACTTGGAACATAGCATGGTTTTCTTCCGTGCTAACATAACACTTACCGTTAACTAACTCTTCTAGTTTAGTTGTTCTAGTTCTATTCATTGTGTATTGTAATAATAACTGTCGTAATTCTTTTTTAGGTTGTAAGGATTCTAATGGTTCTATCTCTGCAACCTCTCCAGCAAACAAAGGTTTTAAATATACCTCTCGCCAGTCTTTGCCTTTAAGAATAGGTACCACTAAGTTTGCCTGCTCCATAACTGCAACTGCAAATAAATTAGGATTATGTAATTCCTGACTCTTTAATTGCACTCTCTTATCACCAACAGTCAATATCCACGTTGCTGGTTCAGAGCAATACTTCTGTAAATCTTTTAACGGCGCCATTTGTTCCTCGTCATAGCCTACACCAAACTTTTTAGTCCTACACTTTGCAGGATTACATACGCCACAGATTGGTTGATCTTTACACCTGTACTTGTCATAACCTCTTTTGTTTAATGATCCTATTAGATCATTAACTTCTTTAAATGGTAAAGGCGGATCAAAATATTTTTGATTGCTTGCCATAACAGCGTCTTGCCAAGTGTCTGGAGTAGCCTGCTTATGAAACACACCGATATTAAACAAAGCATTGTTTCTAGATCCTTCACCAAACCCTTCGTCAGCTAACTTGTTTAAACAAGGTGGACCGTCCTCAAATACTTCTTTCTTTATAGTTTTACTTTTCTTTACTTTTATTTCATCTATTTGTGTTTCTGTTAGTACGACTTTGTCATACATAATATAAAAATCTGATTCTGTTATTGCTTCTCCATTTTCATCCAAAGCATAACGCATACCTCTAATACCGCCGTGGTAAGGTAGATTTAAAAAGTTACCTACGTCTCCACGTTCCGCGAGTAGTTCTGTTTGTTTAGGAAATATCTCACTACCGCCAAAACCCAATGCATCAGCCATAGCTATTAGTTTAGACTGCAACAATGCAGCAGATATAAACTTATCACAAAATAAAAACAAATGTGCGCCGCCAGACTTAGATCTAAATAAGACCAGTGGGAACTTATGGGACTTGATAGAGGCCGCTATATTTTTCAAATCTAACTTGTAGTCATCGACATCAATGCAACCCCACTTACACATGTTTTGTTCGTTTATAGGTATAACACCTAACGCTGGCTCAATACCTTTAAGGTGATCTTGCCATAACTTATCTGTAACAGCGTCTCGTTTGATAAAAGCTTTTGCTTTTTGTTTTCCTTTATCTGTGATAGCTCCAGGTTGTATAACCATTTGCCCATAAGCATTGTTATTACCTTCAAATATTTCTTTAAACTTATTCATTTCTTCTTTCTCGGTCCTGGTTTATTACCAGTTTTTTTATATGGTTTAACACTACATTTGTAGCCGCAATATTTTTTCTGTCTTTGTTGAACTGCATGTATTGTAAACGTTTCGCCGCATGTAACACATGTTTTTTCCTCCTCTATCATATCTCCTCCTTTATGATAGCAAGGCAGGGGGAGTTGCCTTGCTATCGTTGCTAATTAAAACGGTACGTCTTCGTCGTTTGACTTATTCGAACCTTCTTCACTAGCTTTTGCTTTTACGTCTCCGCTAGAACACGATATAGCAAAACTTTTAGCTGCCTCGTAAAGAGATTTGTCCTGTACAGGACCTTCTTTCTCTACACTCCAACCAAACCACGTGCCTTTGTCGTTTGATTGCTGGACAGTTTTCAGTCTATACAAGTGACTGTAAGATGCTGGTGTAAACAAACCATTTTTACCTTCTAGTTTGATACCATTCATCATTGAGTTCCATGTTCTACTAACTTTAAGTTGTGTAGATTTCATAGAGATCAATGCTGTTCCCATCTTCTCATCCATAACAAAGTAAGACGCTGTGTTTTCAAGATAGTTACCATTTGGTAATCTGTCTTTATAATCAGCTCCTCTCTTTGCTGTTTTAATAATGCCACTGTTCACTGAATGAATCTGTACTGGAGCACTTGTGCCCTGGCCACGATCTGACCACTCTACATACTCACGCTTATAATAGCACGGCATCACCTTTATTCCTTCTTCACCATCATATGTCTCTTTCGTCACGGTATTAAATATCATACCTGCTTCTGCGCCTTCCACATACTTAGAGTCATGCTTATTGATCTCCGGTGAAAGTTGTCCTAGCACTCTTAAGAATGGTAAAGCAAAATCTTCTGCTCCCATTTCGCTAGCTCCAACTAGTGCGTCTGCTTCAAACATACTGCCCAACGCGACTGCAGTACTTTCTTTTTTAGCTACTTGGTTCATGTTTAGTTTCTCCTTTTTCATGATTTCCGGCCTATTTTGGTTTGATCCTTCACGAAAGTGTGAAAGAATTCGGAAGGCATGTCGAGGCCGGCCTCGACACGCTCCCTATAGAGTGCTTTCAAAGTCATAGGTTCTACCTTCTGCTTTTGAGACGGCTCATAGCCCTCTTGCACTGCAAGGTCTAACAAATTGTTAGCCCTTGTATCTTCTCCTTTACCAAAGACTACAGA